TTTAGGTATAAATGGTATGTTACAATTACCTGGGTATGATTCTTCAATAAAATAATTAGTACTACCACTAACCGTCCAAGTGTCCCCCGAAGGATATAGACCACTATTACTTAACGATTCATAAAATGATCCTTGACAATCTAAACTTTCACAGAAAATCCAAACACCTTGTGATTGACTCCAAAATACGTAACCCAACTCGGTAATACCGTACTGTAATTTATAATATGGTTTACCATTTTTTAACCCTAAACTACTTGTTGAGATGTAAACCAAAGTATCTTCAACAACTCCTGATACAACAAAACAAACACCAGAAAAAGTTGTGGTTTCAGCTGTTAAAACACAAGTTGTAATTGCCGTAAAATCTTTATAGTAATCAGTAACAGTCGCTTGATATGATCCAACACCTAAGTTAGTTAAAGCCGGAGCAAAACTACCTACCTCCCAAAAAATAGTATAAGGTGGTGTACCACCTGTTATAATTAAAGCGGTTGCGCCATCGAAAGATATATCACTTGAGGGTTGTAAAACCGAGCAACTTACTCCCAATGGGAATATTGTAATGACATCACATTCATTTGGTCGGTTAGTACTTTGTATTGTAGAATTTCCCATTATCTATATAAATAATCAAATATTGTATTTTTGAATATAAGATTTCATATTCTCCATATATTTTATTGTCGAACTATCCTTATTTATATAATCAAAGTGATTGGGGTTCTCTCTCATTTTTAATATTGGATCAATATTAATATAGTCCCCTTTATAGAATTTTGTAGTTTTTAAATTATCGGTAACTCCAGCCATGTGTAATATTGGGTGTTGTTCGTATTTTTTAATGTCATCAGTTGCCCAAGAAAAACTTATTTCATCCGTTATTTTTGTTTCAAATCCGTACATCCATAAGTTCCAAAGAAGTGCCCACATTTCAGCAGTCCAAAATTGTATTTGACCAGGACTAATTGGGAATCTTTTTTGGTAATTCAACATTTGATCGTACAACTTAATTGAATCTTTATAGATCTTATCCCAAAGTTCACAATTAGAATTCTTGATGAGGTATTGTCCTCCACCTGAATTTTTTTGATTGGTTTTAATTATGTCAACGTCAACACCAATCACTTCAGACATTTCACTTATAAGTTGTCCCTTTTCGGTGTTTGGGTGTTTTTGTTCATATCTTCTACAACAATCCATTATATATTCATATCCAATATATCCTATTGTGTCAGATAAGTAACAAGTATCGTCATTTAATAATTCTTCAAAATTTGGTAGATCTCTAAAAATGATATCAGCATCATGTAGGAAAAAAAGTTTACCAAATTCAGGATTTGATTGTATCCACTTTGAAATTAGAAATGGTTTGATACTCGGTATATAATGTTTCTTAACTCTCTCATCAACAAAGTAATGCACATTAACCCCTAATTCTTTTAATTGTTCGGATTGTTTGGATGGTTTGGTGTTCCCTTGAACTAAACCTAAAACCACGTGTATTTTATTTGGGTTGATACCTTTCTCAATAAAATTGTGAACATACAATTTTATTTGCCATATAAAGTAGGGTACATCTGGTTGCGCCGAAACAAATAATATGTTTTCCATAAAGGAAAATTAAGTCGTATTTTTCTAAAGTGAATTAAACTTATTTATACTTGAGTTACCGTCACAATTACAGAAGGAATAGCGGGTCTAGTTGGGGTAATTTGAGGTCCATCATAAGCAAATCCTAATCTAACATCACTAACCCTATATTTTAACTCCATGTAGTCACCAGCATTTAATGGTTCTACAAAGTTCCATGCCGCAACACTTCTACCATTATTAGAATTACCTACAACTTGTGTATTTGAATTTGCAACATTATTTCCATTTATTGCTAACCATATATCCATAGTTTGAGCACTTCCTCCACCCGTTGACTCTATTTGACAAGAAAATTGTAAATTATATGTTCCCGCACTTGCAACAACAAATCGTGTATCCGCAGAAACAGTAACACCATTACCTGACGTTTGTGTTGCCGCACTCATTGAATATGCGGTGGTAGTACTTACCACATATTGATTAACAGTAGAAACAAAAGCCCCCCATGCAGAACCCCCACTACTTCCGCTTGTACCTGAAGTTCCCGATGTTCCGTTTGTACCATTAGAACCTGAAGAACCATTAACACCTGAAGTTCCCGATGTTCCGTTTGTACCTCCACTTATTGCTTGCGCAACTTGCTGAATTGATGCCTTAAAAGACGATCCCGCAGGATTTTGGGAAGTATTCCCAGTTATCACTATGTGAATTAAGTCCGTTAAAGAAACTCCAGTTGCTTGTATTTGATCCGTTAATAATGCCATATCGTATAATAAATATTTTGGTTACTGGAAATTAAACTGCGTTCCATTCATAAAGAAGAAATATTGTAAATTTTGGAATTGTTTTGGAGCCCCTTCAGTTGTACAATAAATTATTTCAGATACTGAGCATCCAATTGAGTCAATTAAAGTTAATTGTAATGCAGGTGCAGTGTTGAATTGAGACGGTAAAGTAAAAGTTACAGGGAAAGTGGTTCCACTGCCAACATAAGAGCAATTATTTCCATAAACATCACATGCAATACCACTAAATGGTGGTGTAACACTTGTAGCGCTATAAACTATTACTTGATTTGCCACGATTAACTACAACTTACGCAAGATATATCGTAATCAATCAACAAGTTGACTTTTATTTCAGTATCTTGTAATGGATTTATTTGTTGGACCGTACAGTTTTTAGTCGTATCCTCACATGCTGTTGTTATTGTAATCCTATTTGATATTACATCAACAGTAACACTTGATATACCCGAAAAACTTTCCAAAATATTTATAATAGCATCCGCCCAAACCGTATCACTTGGATAATCTGTGGTTCCTGTTGAAGTGTAGAACTGTGTTTGTGCCGATACCCCACCAACCTCAGCGTAAATCGTAAAGTCAGCAGAATTAATAATACAATTTGTATCACCACTTGTAAGATCATAAAAACCTTCTAAGTACATGGACCTTATCGTCTTTTTCTGTATTAAACCACTATCAAAGAATTGTTCCTCACAAACAGTATAGTATCTATAATCCACATATTTTTTAGTTCCAGTAAGAGTTACCGATTTTGTTAAAGAACACCCACTTACATCAGTACAAGTTAAACTATATGTCCCTGCGGTAAGACCACTAACCGTAGATCCTGTTTGACCGTTAATACTTCCTCCACTCCATACCAAATTAAATGGTGGTTCCCCTGAAAAAATAAAAGTGGTAATTGATCCATCGTTACCATTAAATGGTTGTGATGCAAATAAATCAAAATAAACCGATTCACTATAATCAACATAAACAGCAAAACTCTGAATACAATTTGGTGTACCAGAATCTTGTACCGTAAGTGTGTAATTACCCCATTTTAGGTTATTAAAAATACCAACAGGACTTGTTGTACTTGTTGGATTATAAGTTGGTCCTGTCAATGTAAATAAGTAAGGTAATGTACCTCCCGTCGAAACGGTTACCTCAATTCTACCATTGTCACCCCCACATGTTGTCCCTGTAACTGCGGTTGTTGCACTATATAAATTAGTTGAGCTAATTGTTGTTGTTGCGGTATAAGTACAACCAGCAGATGTTACCGTTACCAAGTAATTACCATTAGGTAACCCATTAAATGTCTGATTTGGGTTTCCTAACACACCAACTTGTTGTATTCCTGAACTACCTGAAACTGAAATTAGTAAGTTAGCCTCGGTACTATTTCCATTATCAACCAAAACTTGTATTGACCCACTACTTGTAGAACAAAATGAATTAGTTGTGTTAACGGCAACCGTACTAAATGAGTTTGGTGTTTGTAAAGTAACGCTATCAAATATCGTACATAAACCAGCATCAGTTACCAAGAAAGAGTATGCACCCGATGATAAACCTGTAAATGTTAATGACGTATCAAACGTTATTCCAACTTGACCTGAAGATCCGCTGAAAAAATAAGGTGCGGTTCCATTCGCAACTATAAACTCAACTTCCCCGTCGTTCGCAAAACAACTTGGTTGCTGAATCGTTATAAAACCAGCGGACTGTAATGGTGCAACAGTATTAACAAAATATGATTGTGAACTACTACAACCGGATGAGTTAGTTATATCAACAATGTAAGTACCACCTGTTAACCCTGTAACTGTTGTACCTGTTTGTCCGTTTACATTTGAACTCCAGTTTATCGTATATGCAGAAATTGGGGGTGTTAAACCTGTAATAAATATTTTTCCACTTCCTCCACCAATACAACTAGCGTTGTCAACAACATATCCACCAAATGTGAATCCTGTTGATGGTGTTAAAATAACTGAAGCCGTTATCCCTGTACATCCACCACCATCGTTAGCAACTATATAGTACGTTCCCGCAGATAAGTTGGTGAACTCATAATAAGGTGTTGGTGTTATTGCTGATGTTATGTAATTATCACTACCATCGTAAAGAATAAATGACGCGTTACCATAAACTGTAGGTGTAAACCCTGTAATAACACCATTATCTAAACCACACGAAGGTGCTGTCGAATCAATAGTTGCTGTTGTACCTGTTGAAATGTAAAATGGTTGGACTATTTTGGTGGTCACGTTCGCAACATTAACATAATAAGTACCACCTGTCAGTCCCGTCACATAATAAAAAGTAGTACTTGCAGATGAAGGTAGATATAAACCGGCAGCATCCGCAACACTATATGTGGCAGTATCACCGGTTATGTTAAAAAACACCGCACCTGATCCTGTATTACTACAATCACCAGTGACGCTTAAATTATATACTTGAATGTATCCCATTATTGATTACAAAATATTTCAAATTCAATTCCTATGTTTATTTGGAAGTCGTCAAAATTAGGAATACAGTTATTGTTAAATACAACCACATTTTCATTGTCCACATCAATATTATAACTATAACCTGATGTTAGTAAATTATCTAAAGCGTCTCCCAAAGCATTAACCCATTGAGTGTCGGTAGGATATTGACTTGGTCCAATTCCATTGAAGAATCCGTATTGTTGTATTAATACTCCGTTTTGTCTTATATCAACATACCAACTTGATGAAACCGTATTTATCGAACACACGGTTGAGTTTAAACCATTTTGAGTAAAGAAGTTTTGTAATGTTTGAGTTAAAACAACACCAAAAGAACTGATTAACGGATCACTATTCCATGGATATAAACCACAAATAACTTCTTGTACAGGACAATCTAAAACATAAAGTTGTGTTGATAAAGTACAAGGTTTACAAGGTACTGGTATAAATCTACAACCCTCTTGTCTTCTCCAAACAAATTTTTGTCTGTGTAGAACAGAATTTTCTAACCTGACACCAGTGTTCCATATTGTTGTAGCAGGAACCATTTGTTCTACCATTCTAATCCAATAGTTACCCATACCATTCACATAATCAATCATCGTTTGATATGTGAAGTTATCATTTTCAATACCCGCTAATTTTTGTGATTCCAAGTATCTCCAATAAATTGATTGTAATGTAGGGTATCCACCTGTTTTACCATCAGTGATTGTTTGTCTATTTCGGACATTAATCATATTCCTCCAAAACGTTTGAGCAAACTCAAAGAATGTTTTTTGTTTTGGTTTCGGAACAATTGTTGTCCAATCAATACCACCCAATTTAGGATATGGGTTTGGTATACTACAAGGTGTTGGTGGTGTATAGAATAATCCTTGTTCAGGTATTGGGAAGTTATATTGACGAGACATTGTCCATACATCATAAACCAAACCTTGAGCCGGGTTCATCATAATATCAACATTCTTAACATTCAATGTTAAACATTCTTCCCCTACCTCATAATAAGAATTAAATCCACCCTCAAAACTTGTTCTTAAAGTTGGGTCTGAATCAGTCCAACTTTTTTTATTATCAGCAACTCTTCTTAACTTAAACCCTAAGTTCAAATAAGGGAATTGTCTATATCGTTGTAAATATTCTTCACCGTAATTAAACGGTAATAGTTGTGTTTGGTAATTTGGATTATTACCTGTAAATAATAAATTTGTTGGTACCGCAAACTCAGGCATTCTGTGTTGTGGTGTGGACTCAAACCATCCTCCACCAATTTGGAAGTAATATGTTTCAGATTCGGTTGGCATTTGAGGACAACCGAACGCATCAACAGGATAATCACCTCTATCCGTTAAAACATTAGAATTAACCGAAAATGTTGTGAATCCCGTATATTGAACCCCTTGAATGTAGAATATATTATCACCTTGTAATACCGGTAACTGTAAACTTATCGTACCACCTGTAATTTGAAAGTATTGTTTTTCAAACTCCCTCATGTTGATTCGTTGATCCGCAACATAGATGTATTCATTAAAATCAATCAACGCTTCAGGCGCACCAACCATTCTTAATAAACACTCAATAGATTTTCTTGTACCTTTTGATTTAAAAAGGTAAGCCGAGTTTAATATTAAGTTTCTATAGAACTGATAGTTGATCTCTTCTGGTGTTGGTCCGATTTGTAAACCAGGGAATGTATTAGGTTGTGTTGAGAATACCGCCTGTAGTAACTCCTCATTAGATATTGGTGAGAAATTTGTGGTCCAACCCAAAGTTTGAGCCAAGTTCTTCAATAATTGTGACGGTATATCGTTCTGTACGGTATAATGAACACTATTAATGTTACCTAAAGCCGATATGAAAGATTTTGTCTCATCGAAACTTCTTCCATAAATCTGTAATAATTTTTCGAATTTTTGGTCAGGGGTATCAAACTCTTTTAATGCTCCTGTTGTAAAAAATCTTGAAATTAAGTTTGTATTATATTGATCTAAATTGATTGCAAAGTCATTAATTTGTGTTAGGTAGTTATCAAAACTTGATGTGATGATATCTAAGTTCCAAATACCCGCTTTAGGGAATGTCGCATACTCACTTGATATTGCAAATGAACCATCTTCCAATTCTTTTGGTACAACAAACTTAGCTGTGTAAGCCGGTGTTATTTGTCTGTTAAGTAAAAAGTTCTCAACCGGATCAAACTTAAGATTAAACACTTTATTAACCTCAAAGTCATTTGGTCTAATTACCAAATAATCATAAGATATTTGATTACCACTAAATGGATTTCCATCAACAATGATTTTTAAACTAGTTGAACTACTATCGGTAGGGTATAAATAATTAAGAGGGTATTGTTGTCCGTTAATGAATAGAATATATTTTTTATACTCTAATTTCATATTTCTTAATATTGAAACTTCATTTTCACTAAACCTCATGTTGGTTTCGGCGTTTTGTGAGTAATCAATATCAAAAGGGTTTCTTATTGAAGATAATAAAATCTCTAATGTCGTATCATTTTCAATTGAATCATAACTTATGTTAAATGCGGTTTCTTGATTAATGAATTTGTCCGTTTGTGGAGCAATTTCTAAACCAGCGGGAAAGAAGTTAATTATCTTTGTTATTGAGACCGAAAATCTTTTAACTAATGAACCATATTGGGTAAAGTTTGTTACCTGACTTAAATCGTAATTAGGGTAAACTCGGTAGTTTGCCGCTAATATTTCTGCGGACTCTACGTTTGTATCAATATTGATAGATTCTAAATTGATAGGATCAGAAAATGCGCCTATCGTAAAAGTTCTATTCTGTTTTTCGGTAATGTTTGTTGTGAAATTAAAATTCGCTTGTGTCAAACCTCCACCAGCAACAAGTTGTACCCCAACTAAATTGTTAGAGAATTGATTTGCTGCGCTACTTTGAGGTGGACAAGTAAATTTCTGTGTTGCCATTAAGCCGTGATATTGTTAAATGCTTTAGAGAAGTCGATATTTTCACCACGATTTTGTCTAACCTCATAAAGAAGAGAGTTAAACTGATCTTTAATTTCATACAAGTTGTATTGTTGATAGATGTTATTATCAGCATCGTAAATAGTGTAGATACCGTCCTCAATAGATTTAGTTTGATTACCGTAAAGTGCAATTGCAAGTGTTGAAATGTCTTGATCAACAATTTCAATTTCAGTACTTATAGGGTTAAAGTATGTATTTGAAATAATAATACTTTGGTTTGGTTGACCTATAAATGGTGTTGCACTTGGTTTGTTAGTAGGTGATGATGAAGGTGATAACGTACAGAATAGTAGGTTTGTTGCTCCCTCAACATAAGCATATCTAATAGATTTTTGAATTGTGTTTGTTAGGTTTTGTACCACAGGTTCACAATAGAACGATGAAGTAATGATCCTAAAAAAGTTAGGTATTTTGGTCCCATCAGGATTTAAATATTCAACTCTAAAACCAACTAACCCTTGATTAACGAATTTGTTTCTATATTCAACAGGAACGTTATTAAGGTCAATCACAAGACCTTTTACGTTTGGTAATGCTGATAACACACCACAATCAGTAATTGTTGTTCTGATTTGTGCCGGTCTAATCATTAGAGTATAAATCCCTAATTTGTTAAATTGGTCTGCCGGTAGTTTAAGGTTATATAAACCACCTAATATTTCAACACTACTTCCACCTGTATTGGCGTTATTGAAGTATGGTCTCAACACATCTTGAGCATTCAAAGTTGTTAGTGTGAAGTTCTGAGTATCGTCTCTTGATTCTGTATAAACCACTACGATCTCAACGTCTTCAGGACTAACGTCTGATGGTCTTATAGTTCCGTAATTACCTGTTGCCATTTTTAATCTTTTTTCCTTTTTTATAAATAGTTATGTGGACACTTTTTCAACATTAAAATATTTGTATCCGTATTTTTCTAAATCACCCACATTATCGACTTCACCTAACCTCATCACATTTTCCAATGCGGTATATTTGCCTCGTTCAATAAAGACATTTGTTATAATTTCGGGTTCGTCAATAACATTTAATAATGCTTCATTCTTTGTTAGAGCGCTTAAAACTAAATCACCTGGTACTAAACCATACGAATCAACTACATAAATTGTATAGTCCTCGTAATCAAAATAGTTTACACCATTGATCGTATAAGCCGAATACGACCCTGTTGGGTCAACACCCCAATATGTTCCTATCGAACCTGTGTTTCCTGTAACCTGAACACCTAATTTATATTTCCCACCAGCCAAGTTTATCTTTGGTCCGTATTGTGATAAATCATTAAGTGTTGATTCAGTAAATCCTGTAATAACAAATGGTACCGAAGTATAGTTGTAAGAGTAATAATCAGTCACATCTGTATTTGAATCACCTGTGAATATATAGTCGTAACTTATTGGTGTTGCAGACCAACTACCACCGGCAGGATAAAACACAATATTACCCTGTGGATTTGTTATTGTTACGTTTGAGTATGGTACTGTTACGGGTTTCTCAACTTTAGATATACCCCAAGGCGAATTAGCCGTTAGAGTAATTGTGTAGTTGTTTGATGCCGTCGGGTAGATGTGGGTTAAAGGTGTAATACCAACAACCGATTGTTGTGGTGACCCATCACCCCAATCCAAAGTATAGGTCGATAATTGTAAAAACTTAATAAACTCTAAATCGGAAGTATTATAAAAAGTATATGTATACGGATTTATAGTATTAGCCGTAGCGATAAAATTATTTAATACATCCGCCTGTAACATTAAACCATCAGTTGGTGTATAGTAACCCAAATCAACCGCAGATTCAGTTAACATAATATTAACTGAAAGTCCTGTTAAGAACGATGTTCCACCTGTGTTACCCGATAAAATATAATCCATAGGTAGATAAACACCAGTTGTTCCTGTTGTAGTTGCACTTATTGTTGTTGCGGTTAAACAACAAGGATCAATAATAGTGGTAATATCTGTTTCCCCTGTGTATGTAACAAATACAAGATCACTCTTGATGTTTTCGGGTGAAATAATAAACTTATATTCTTGTAATTCCATTATGGATTAACGTATTCGTACCATTTTATCGGTGTTAAAGAATCACCAACCCTTAAGTTGGTTGATGTTGAGAACACTTCGTATGTTTTGTTGTTATAATCTAAATCTACCCTATAATAGAAATATGTTGAGTTATCAAAAGTGAATTTATCAGGTATGATTAAATTTTGTCGGGTATTGGTCATTCTCTTAAAAACACCGGTTCTTGCGTCAAAGAAACTTGCCGTCATATAAAATTCATCGATATTAATTACCTCACGACTTCTTAACCAATAAATGAAAAACCCTTCTTTATCACCAATATAATCTAAAACCATTTTTGGTTTCTTAATCTCAACAGGTGGAACCAAAGGTGATAAAACCACCGTTTCTGTTCTACCTTGTTGTACCGGTAAAATAATCGATAAATAAAGTTGTTGTGTCTTTTCGTTATCACTATCAAACAAATCCAACTTAAAAAACGATTTAATAAATGGTTTAGCGTAATAATATACTTGTTCTGTGGTAAATCCGAGATCTAAATATGAATTATCCCAAGACCCTACGGTTGTTGCCGTAATTGGTTGTGAGTAATCATAAAAGTAAAATTCGTAATCAATCGCCGAATCTAAATTAGGAAATACATTATGTGCAAACCTTGATATTTCAAAGTCGGTCGCGGTTCCAATAACTTGTTTTAAGATAGTTGTCTCGTATTCTGTGATCGCTTCATCTCTACCAGTAAAATCCCATTGCATATTAATTGGGATATTAATAGATTGGTCTAAATCTGTTTTTAATATTTTTACTTTATTCGCATTCATCTACTAATGGATCCTCAATTGTGTTTATGTTCTGTGGAACTTTACCTATTTGTGCGTAATCACTTGGTATGTTAAAATCTTCAGGTGTTATTCTAAAAATCGTATTAACGTATGGATAATGACCCCCATTCATAAATGGAAAATCAATACCAATACCTTCATTATCTATAAAACCATATGGGTATAAATCCCTCCATCTAAACAATGCGTTTGTTGTGGAGTAATATGCGTAAGGTGGAATACCAACTACACTTGTTGAGCTTCCTTCCTCAATATAATCAGAGAACGCCCCAATTTGAATTGGGTTATGTGGTTGATAGAAATACCCTATTTGATTACTACTATTTAACCCATTGTCAACGATTGCAAACCAATTTTGGTTGAATTTTATTTTGTGTTGATAAGTTGATATAACCCTTTCTAACTGATTGAAGTTATTCCATTCACAAAAATCTCCGTCGATTGTGTCACCTGATGATAATAATTGATTGTAAAAAAACGGTCCTGTCCCAACCAAAGAATTGTATTGCCCTTGTGGTATATTTGTATTTGAATTGGGGTTATTTTGATCCCACCAAGTTTGGGGTTTTTTGTTCTGTAAAAACGTATTAAAGTCCCAACCTTGTTTCATATTTCTTGTCCACCCAAAATAACCTCTCCAAATTGTTGTAAAAAATAATTCAGTTAGTGGTCTGTTTTGATTATCTATTAATCCACTTATATTGATATCACAATTAAATGATAATGTGTAGGACCTACTACCTTCTTTAACAGATGTTCTTTGTTTTTCATTTGGTGTTAGAACTTTTATCTCACATTTCTTTTTATCACCATAGATGTTTCTTTCAAAACCGGCATTAACTAAAACAGTACAATTAGGGTCAGTAATGATTTTGTGTTTACGAATATAATATTGACTTACCGTGTCCGCAGAATTAGCGGCGTTAATAACCCTTCTAAATGTTCCTTGAGTGTTTGTTTGGAATGTCGTACCAGTATATCCAACATTTCGTATGTTGAAGATGTATTCATCAGATCCTGAACCCCCATCACCCAAACTAGTTACTTGGAACATTTGGTTTCCGTTGTAATTTACAGATAGATAAACATATTCCCCAACCGTTAACCCGTGTTTCATTGGTGTCTTGAATACTATATTATTACGTAAAGTATTTGATCCTACCACAATATAATATGGTATCCCATTCGATGCGACCCAACTCCAAGTTATATTTGTGTCCGGTTCTACGGTAAATAAAGTTTTGGTAAAATCATTTGCGTAAGCATAACTTATATAATGAGACCAATTATAGGTCGTTGCACTTACACTTTTAAAGTTTAAGTGATTACTTGGTGGTTGAGTATAACCCACAACACTATTATCTGTCCTGATAAAATCAAATTCAGGGTATTGTGGTAGACCTTCCCAAGGCACACTTTGATCTGTTGTAAATGGGGGTTGATTACCTTGATAATAGTAGTTTTGAGCATTACCTACCGCATTAGTATAATATAAATTGTCTCTATAAGGAACATAAGTGGTTTCACCTGAAATTGCGTTCTCAAATAAGATTGTAAACTTGGTAACCGGTCTAAATATGGTTGACGCTTGTCGTTCTTCTTCAAATACATTTACCAAATTTAAATCAACACTTCTGTCATATTCAACTAAATCTTTACTTGTTTGACTGAACGGTATGTTTATAAACTGATCAGTTCTCGGTGCGGATTTATATCTCTGTGTTGACGATATTATTCTTTCTGTTGGGTCTACGGTCATTATTAATCAGTTGTTGCTACGTAAAGTTTATAGAACCTGTCTACCGCTGTTTTACCATTATTCAAACCAAAATAGAAGTGGTATGGTGCTCCAACAACAACTGCTTGTTGATTAGATCCGATTGGTTGTCCTTGTATAATACTATTAATTGTTGGTTGAGCATCTGGTACGTTATTAACATAATTTGAAATGTAACCTAACTTAGTTGTTTGGGTAATGTATTTTTCTTGTAAAGTATCAAAGTCAAGATCTTGGTATTTCTTACTAAAGAACCCTCCACTATAAACATTATCAGTAAGCCAGTTGTTATCTTCGGTCCCAAAGATGTTCATAGTAGGGTTACTTTGTTTTAAAGACCATTTGTAATGAGGAACAACTTGAGATTTAGAGTAACCAAATTTTTCCTGAATTAATGGGGAGTTACTGTATGTTTCAATACCCGGTGATTCAATTTTTCTGTAGTTTAAGTTTTGTAATGGTGTTTGGAAGAATACACCGAATACCGGTTTAATGTCCGCATTTGACGGATAAGAAGCCGGATAATAGTTATCACCGAAGAAAATATAATTATTACTTGGTACGTTCTCACTAATGAATGGCAATACTTTCCACTCCGAATTAACTGATAACATCTGAGCCCAATCACCATCAATTCTATAACCACCTCTTGTACTGTTAAAGAACTGTATAATACCTTTACCTTCACTTGAGTCACCACCAGTACTAACAGGTATCATTCTTTGTCTAACCCCTTCATTTAAAATTCTCGATAAGAACCCTAATTGGATTAGATCAGAATTATCTTGGTATGATGTCGCTTTTAATTGATCCGCGTAGTAAGATCCAAAACCATCAATACCACTACAACAAATCTCATTAATAAAACTATCTCTTGGCCCTAAATCAACTACCGTTGTTGGGAATTGAATTTGTTTTTTATTGTACCCAAAACCAGGAAAATCTTTAAGACTTTGTGGGGTAAAAGGACTTATTGATGGTGAATTTTTACCAATAAAGTCATTACCATTCCATGGTGACGATCTATAATAGAAACTATTTGACAAATCATTAAATACAACAACATCTTCGCAGTAATTGTAATTTGGTTGTAGTGTAGGTCCGAATGTTGTACTCTTATTAAAGCTAAACATATATAAAGACCCATTTAACCAGTTGTTTTGGAACACCTGTGAAAACACACCTCTACAAGCAGCAAAGTTCATTGTAAATCTAACTTTCCACTCTAAGAATAATCTAGCGTCATCACCATATTGGGCTAAGTATGTTTTATTTAATAAACAATAACAACCATTAACCATTCTGTTAACAGGTATAGAACATTGATCGGGAGGAATAACCCCAACATTACTTCCTGATCCACTATAACATTCCAAAGGAACCATACCTTCACAAGTTAAAGTATTTGTCAAACCTGAAACAAATGAATCCTCATCTTGTTGATCACCCGTTGGTAAGTCCGCACCAGCCGATATTGTAGGTTCAGTTTGAATACCTGAAGCGTTATAAGCGGTAAAATTGTTATTTTGGTGTAAAGCATAACCAGTTCTATTCTGAACACCATTTTCAATTTTAGTTGATGTTGGTAATCGGTCACTTCTCATTACGATATTTGTACTTTGGAATGTAACAGGCGTTAATCCGTATCTATAGTAAGCCGGTGAATATAAAACTGATAGGTTACCTCCAACATTAACATTATTAAACCAACCACTTTGAGTATTGTAATATTGTTTTTTCTGACATTCACTATCACATGAACCACCTGAATTGGTGTATATTGTTTTTGTGAATATTAATTGATCTAAATTCCACGCTAAGAATGCATTACCACCAACATATTGAGTTGGCGCAGATTGTTGTTGTGGTATCGTATAATAAGACGACGCTAAAAGTTGATATAAATTACCACCTGTTGTTAGTTGTGATGTGTTCTGCCAAGTAGGAAATACTGGTGTGTAAGAACCAATATTAGTAACATTGGTATCGTCAGTACATAAATAATAATAAGGTAAGTTAGAGGTAAACGCCGTAAACTTAGTCGTATCAGGTGTGAATGCAAATGATGGGAAATATAAGTTAGAAACATTATTGTTAGCACTTACGTGACTAACTGGTTTATTACCAGAAGCAAAAGTACTATAACCCTGTATTGGTCTATTTAAATAATACGAACCTTCAATCTGAACCGACCCAAAAGATGAGAAACCAAATATTTTAGATACATCGTATTTGATAGTTTGTTTTGGTGTGAATGGGTCAACACCTCTTACAAAAATACAAATTTCATAACCTTCCCAACCATCCATCAAGGTAACTACGTTATTTATTGTCCAAGAACTAAATGCTGTTTGGTCACCTACCGGACAGTCAGGTGTTAAAATAGTAACATCATGCCTTAAGTAGTTGTTAGGATAATACCCAGTGGTTAACTGATCAATTCCGATGAATTCATTAACGGTAAGTCCTGTTATTAGTTGGAAATACTCAATATCGGTCGCAAACTGTAAATAAGACGCTTCAACATTTGGGTTACCAACAACAGATTGTTGACTAACTTGTGGTAGATTAAGTACGATGTTCGCATTTAAGTTAACTTGTGGGTTAGCAGGATTAGCATATTGCACTAAAGCCGGTACTGAATTTCCTGTTAGTGTTGTCCCCGTAATTGAATTAGTGTTAAACTGATTAAGTGTTGCCCCTGTTAAATTAAGTAAACGATTTGAGGATTGTGCGTCGGTGTAATTTGGGTCTTGGAATGAACACACATTTCCAATTCCGATTTGACCTATCGCACCAGGACTCATTAAAACAACAACCACTTGATCCGTAAATGGTTGTGAGTTTAGAGAAGGATTCACCGTTGTTTGTATTTGATTATATGCTCCTCCTGTGTTGAAATACTTATCTCTTGTGTTGAAGTCGTTTAATTGTTGTGGGAATGTTTTTGAGGTTGGGTACGCAAAATATCTATCGTCAGTCCCTACACCATCTTTATCTGCCGACCATAAAAATGGTTGTGGGGCGTGAAGCAAATATTGTTCATTATCATATAATCTATTCGGATTAGTAGATGAAAGTACATCGTAACCAGAAATAACTCTCGCTAAATCCAAAGACGCTTGTACCGCTAAATCTTGATTTATCTTATCATCACCTATGAGTGATGCAAATGTTTTATAAGGTCCCGACCCCCCACATTGGAATGGATTACTATTTGGATCATCATCTGGTCCTGACATGTTAGGGTGTTGTATATAATATGACCCAGCAGAGTTAACAGGCGCAATAATACTTAAAGACGGTACTAATGTTAGATCATAAAAACTACTTGACCCTCCTTGAGCGGCAGCGTCTATTTCATCATTAACACTATTGAGGTCAAAATTATCATCCATTTCCGCAGTTTTACAATCACAATCACAACTCGTACAATCAGGATATGCAATCATAGGTAAAGATATTCTTGGGAACCCTTTTACTTTAATTGCGGCAATAATTGTAAAGGCGAAAAATGCCGCCGCTAGCGCCACTTTAAATGCCGCTGCGGCTATTAAGAAAATACCGGCAAATATTAAACGAATACCCTCAAGTATCCACCCCACGTTAACGGTAACCCCAAGTCCAACTGAAATAACACCAGCACCCGCACTAACTAATTGTATACCAGTCTGTATAGCGTTAAACAACGAAACTGCCGCATCATAAGTTAAATAAAGACTTAAAACTATTAATACGTATTTGAGTATTGGCCATGTGAATGAAATAAAGTGTGCAACAAATAGTAAAACTAAAAGTGGGAAAGTTAAAACGTTGATCAATATGTTAAACACAAAAAATATTGGGTCAAAGTTTCTAATTATATCATTTACAGGGAACGTATTTACCGTCGATTTACAAGATCTGTTATCAATTTCTTTTATCCCTAAATGTCTTGCCCTACCAATCCCATTCTTGTATCTATCCAAGAACATTGCGGTCGTATAAACTTTATTATATTTAAACTCATAGAAAGTATCTTCACAATCGATCGCTTCTTGTGGGTTAACATAATCATCCCAATCTAAACTGAACGCATATGACTTTAAAAGATTGAATAGTGTTTCAGGGTATACCTTGAATGTAAAATCTTGAGTAACGTTAGGATTTACGGATGTACCGACTATTTGAATTGTGTCCCCGACATTAAATGGTATTGAATTTTGAGACCCCGTATATAGAACACCATTCAAATATATTTCATATGATGAATTATTAAGTGAAGTTTCAAATGAAATACCAGCATCAAAACCAAATGATTGTACTTCTGTTACACCTGTAACTAAACCTGGTTGAATTTGGTAAGTATAGGTTTGTGTTGCTTGATCAAATGGATCATTACCTGATGTTGACCACCCGTATTCTTTAACGTTTGGTACTAAGAAATTGGCTCTTTGGAAACTATTCTGTAGTCCTTCCTCATTTTGCCACTTCATTTTAAATCGGTACTTACCTTTTGTTGGTATACCTTTACTAGGGTCATCGGATAATACTTGTTCTCCGAATTCATTTGTGAATACGTAATCCAAATTCATTGGTACGTTAAGGACATATGCCCCATCAGGATCAATTACTTTACCTTCCTGTTCTACTTGATATACCTCTAATATTGGTAAACCTTGATCATCAGAATTAATTGTTTGTCGTATTGCCTGTATTTCACCAGGACCTGAAACCAACTCACATAAATTACCTGTATTGTTTTTTGGTTTACATCCAATCTTCAATGCATCGTCATTTGTTGTTGATATAATTGACCCCATAAATATGGAGGTTGGTTGGATACTGATATTTGCTTGTTTGGTCAAATCAAAATCAACTCGTGTAATACCAACTTGACATAACTCTTGATCACCCCAAAAAGGAGCAACATCAACATCAAACACCAAATTTTTAATTTGTGGTAATTCTCTTAAGTTTGTTGATGATCTGAAGGTAGACCCGTTAACTTGTGTTTCGGTTGCTAACCCTTGTTGTATTAAATCTTGTGGCGATAAAGAAAAACAACCAATATCAGATAAATCAACATCCATCACAATTGTTTGAGTTCCGGTGGGAACCCCAAAAATCATAAAGTCACCACTATCATTTGTTGTTACAGTAAATCTGTAGTATTTGTCGTAAACCTCAATATATGATTCATCCATTAACACATCCCCAACATTAGGAAATGTTCCTGTCGATTGGTGTCCTTTATATGATGGTAGTTTAGGTAATAAATTATACCTATAACCTTCTTCATTGGTATCGGTTATGGTTCTATAGGGATATAGTTCGGAAATTACAGGGTCAAATTCATCCGCATCATCCAATGGGATAAAAACCGATACTTTAGCATTTGGTAAACCAAATCCGTTATTAACAAAAACACGACCAACTACGACACCGTAATCCGCACACATTCTTGTGTATAAATCATTTGCAAGAATCTTTAAGGAAAGCACTTCCAAAGATTCCCAATCTTGTTCTAAATTGACATTAATATATTTGTCAACACCTACTTCGGTTCTTATTCTATATGATTTGGGCATTAAAGATTTCGTTTTTTCATAAATAGTTTATTTCCTATTTTAAAAAAAATAATCTTATTCTTGGAAAAATAAATCGCTACGAGAAGTTTACCGCTTTTAAGTTCAATACCCTTACATTAATGTCCTTATTTGGGTATCTAATTTGGTAAGTTTGTGTTGGTGTAGCAAAGATAGTATCTGCCGTTGGTTGTATCTGTCTTGTTAAAGGATCTGCATATGGCATCGATGTTTGAGCCGATGAATATTGACCACCAACTTGATTAAAGAATAGAACATCAGAAATACTCACAATACCATTTTCGGACTGTAGTATTCGTCTTAATTCAGAGATATTAACGTTTTGACCTAATTCTCTAACTAATGGGTTAAAGAACTCTGACACCAACTGTATTACTTTGGCGATAACCGCACCTTGATTTTGACTATTATCTAAAACAACATCAACCGTAACTGAAAGATCTATCGTTTCTGCTGCTTCTATTGAAATGTAGTCATTTATCATACGATAATTTGATAGGTAATTTGCGACGTTTTGTTTTAATGTGTTTGAAACTACGTTCGTTAAACTACCACTTGTATCGTAAGATAACATTTTAATTTTTATTTTATTGTTCTCTTCAGTGATTGCCACTTTAGCAGGTGCACCAAATTGAGAAGGCATTGTTCTTATAATTGAGTTGTAGTCATTAACCGTAACCGCTCTATTTTGAGCCGCGAAGTTAAATGCAACCATGTTTCTCACGTCTTCAGTTGTTGGTAGGTTAGCACCTCCAATAGCCGCAGTCACATTATTACATTGTAAACTATTAATAACACTTCTGTTGACAGAATCTGATGGACCATTAACCGCAAATGATACAGTACCAATCTGGTTGATCGTATTTATACCTAAATTACTTGATAATCCACCACCAATTCTATATTGAACAAATAGAGTCGTGTTTGGTGTCAAAGCAGCACCCATAGCAAAGTTATTGGTATATCTACTTAAATCAAAACCTTTACCATCACGGGCAAATTCTCTTAATTGTTGTTCTGCGGAGATATTACCACCACCAAAGGTCATTTTACAGAAACCTTCAGGTGTATACTCACTAATAAATTTGTTTGATGTTGTTATATATCTACCTACTTTAATACCAGGTTGGTCAGATACTTTAGTAGGGTCTTCAATGAAAACTCTATCTTGTACCAAAGCATCCACCTCAAACCATCTCTCAGGACCTACGGTGATAAAATCTTGTGGTTGTGGTATTGTTGAGTATTGTGTTCCTGATTTAAGTAAAACACTTGTAATACCCAAAACATTTTTTTCAGGTAAGAATAATTCTAAATAAGGTCTAGCATCGTTAGCGGTAATTACTCTCTTATAAACTTTCGTAATACCATTAACAACAACTTCTCGTTTAAGAATCGTATAATTAATAAGTTTACCACTTGAGTCAAAGTTTGGTATTTTAACTCGGTTTGGTGATCCCTCAGCATTTATTGGTGAAGCAAAATCAATATCATATACCGTTTCGAAAGGTTGCCCAGCTCCATTAACTTGGGATCCTCGTCTTAAAACACCACAATATCTTAAATCTTCCCTATCTCCGAAAGCGGGAACTGTAATTGAAAAATCAACTAAAGCAACTGACGGTCTTTGACCCGGTACTTTTAAACCATAAGTTCTTGCAATATTATAAACGGAGTTCTTTTGTTGCGCAAACTGTAATACGGTTTCTTGGATACTTCTATCTATTTGGAAGTTAAGGTTATCCGTAACTGCCGCATTCAAATCTAACATCACAGAGAAAATACCCGCATCGTTAAAGTTTTGAACGAGATCAGGATAATACGTTCTAGTGAAGTTAATTAACTCAGTTCTTACTCCTTGAAAATCTCGGACTGTATAAGATATATTCTTTTCTGCCATATACTATTAAATATTAATAATGATAAAATCACTAGATTCAAAAGCAGAATCCGTTATTCTGTAATCTATTTTAATTCTTGCTGTGTGTTCTAATTGAGCAATATTGGTAACTTTAAATTCTCGTTCACCATCTTGATTTACCGTAAATCCTTTATCTTCTAATCCCGCAGATGCCGGTTCAACGGTAATATTAGTAACTTGTAGATTTGGCATGTAATTACCAATTGTGTCTCTTATTTCAGATTCAATATCCGAAAACGTTGGCCCATCTAAAGGTTCAAAAATATACTCATAAAGACGAGTACCAAAATTGGGTAAGAAATACCTTGATCCTTTTCTTGTTAAAAGTAAGTGAACTAAGTCAGATCTAATTTCACCTTCAGTAGAATTTGTTACGTCCAAATACCTACCTGTGAATGAATCCACAAAAGGAAAAGAAATACCGTATGTAATACCATTTGCCATATCACATATAAATATAGGTTAGGTTTTTTTTAAGTAAAAATTAGAACAAATAAAAAACCCTCCTTTTTGGGGAGGGTTTTTTATTAATCTTCGATATCTAAATCAATTCGTTTGTCGGATTTGAATTGTCCGAACATATCTTCGTATCCATCTGTCATATACGCCTCATCAGAATAATCATGTTTAACTTCGGAATTTAAGATTTTTTCAATTCTTTCAGGGTCGTTTTTAAATAATAAAACTCGTCTCTCTTCATATCCTTCACCTCTAGTGTGGTCAGTTACATCAACACCCCAAAACGTTTCACCAGACGAATTGTCTTCATATTCTTTCATGGTAAATTTACCATCTTTAGATTTTTTAACGTTACCTGTCTCAGACATATTATTTTTAAGTTGTCTGTTTTTTATATAATCGTATGCTTTTTTGATAACAGCTCCACCAAGTGCAAGTCCACCTAAAGTTAATAATACACCTTCATTAAGGTTCTTTTTACTTTTTTGTTCTTCTCTTATCACTTTAGCTACGATATTAGCTAAGTCTCTTTCATTAAGTCTTACTATTTTTTTCATAATAATTTTTATTTATAAATATTACATATAAAAAAAAATCACGACAGAAATCGTGATTTATTGTTTTTTTATACCTTTCTATTAAAATAATCGCGACACATTGTCGTGATTAATGTCGTGATTAAGATGAACATCCAAAACATTCAAAATCTGAATTCTCAGGTTTTGACGGTAAATTTATATTACTATATTCAACTTTCGGTGGTTCAGGTGTTGCTTTTGGTTTTTGTTTTTTTGAAATGTCCATCGCCAAATGTTTTGCTCCTGTTGAAATCGCTTTGGTTCTCACATAATAACAAAGTGTTTTCAATCCACTTTCCCAAGAGTGGAAGTGTGATGAGGTAATCTTTGATAATGTTGGATTAGACATATAGATGTTCATTGATTGTGATTGATCAATGAATGGTGCTCTATCTGCCGCCATATCAATAAGTTGTTTTTGTGATATCTCCCAAATTGTTTTGTATTTAGGAATCAAATGTTCAATTCGTTTAACTTTCTTATTGTAATTTTTATCTTCAGGATCTAAGTAGTTATTGAAATTAATGTTCTGAATTGATCCTTCATTCATAATAATTTCATTCTTCAAATCCTCAGACCATATACCTATTTTTTCAAAGTCCGTGATTAAATATTTGTTCACAATCATGATCTCACCACCAACAACTCGTCTGTTAAAGATTGCTGAGTGAGCCGGTTCTGTCATTTCATAAGAACCTGTGATCTTTGCCGAAGACGCAACTGGCATTTGTGCCGTGAATAATGAGTTACAAACACCATACGATTTAACACTTTCTTTCAATTTGTCCCAATCCCACATTCCTGATAGTTGTGTCTCATCAATATTCCACATATCAAATTGGAATACTCCTTGAGACATTGGTGATCCCTTGAAGAATTTGTATTGTTCGTATTTTCCATTCATACACAACTGATTACTTTCGTAGATCGATGCGTAATAGATTGTTTCAAAAATGTCTCTATTTAATTTTTTTGCTTCATCAGACGTGAAGATATAATCCATTAAATAAAATACATCCGCTAAACCTTGTGTTCCAATAGCAATTGCTCTTTGTTCTAAACCACCTTTTAACCCTTTTTGCGTTGAGTAGTTGTTAATGTCCACAACTTTATTGAGTGATCTTACAACTTTTCTAACCTCATTAAATAAAAGTTCAAAATCAAACTTTCCTGACTTAATAAAGTTTTTCAATACCATAGATGATAAGGTACAGATTGCGGTTGTTTCTTCATCAGTATACTGATAAATCTCATTACAAAGATTTGATTGTTTAATCACACCGATGTTTTGGTGATTAGTTTTCTTATTCGCGTTATCTTTAGAACATAAGTAAGGAACACCAGTTTCAACTTGTGATTCAATAACTTTAGTCCAAATGTCTTGAGCCTTAACTTTTTTACCAAGACCCATAGAGACCGCTTTGTTATAAACTTCCTCATATTCGTCACCAAAACACTCTTGTAATGGTTTTAATCCTGATTTCTCAATATCGTTAGGACAGAATAAATACCAATCACCATTTTCTTTAACTGACCTCATAAAGTTGTCAGGTATCCAAAGTGCGGTAAATAAATCACGAGCTCTTAATTCTTCAGCACCTGTATTCTTTTTAATGTCTAACAAATCAAAGATATCTTTATGCCAAGGCTCAATATAGATTGCCGCAGAACCTGGTCTACGACCTTGTTGGTTAAAGAATCTAAGTGATTCATTAACAATCTTAAGGTATTTTAACAAACCACCAGCATATCCACCTGAACTAGAAATTCTACTTTCTTTACTACGAATGTTAGACATTGATAGTCCAATACCGGCAGCGTCAGATGAGAACGTAGAGATGTCAGTCAATGTATCTAACAAACCTTTTCTTGAGTCAGAATCATTATAATGAAGTACACAAGACGCTAATTGAGGAACTCTAGTCCCTGAATTAATCATAATAGGCGTTGCCTTTGAAATTAATTGTTCGGATAAAGATCTATAGTATTCAAAAGCATCGGTGATGTTTGATGTAACCCATAATGCAACTCTCATATACATATGTTGTGGTCTTTCAATAACTTTACCATTTGGTCGTTTCAATAGGTACATTTCCTGTAATGATCTCCAAGCGAAGTAGTCAAAGTTGTAATCATTTTCGTGATTAATAACCGCATCGATAGTATCTTCACCATACTCTTTAATGGTCTCAATAAGTTTTTCATTAATAATTCCATCCTCATAAAGTTGCATCATAGTTTGTGAAAAACTATCATTTGTTTCTTTATGGTATGAAGAAATTGCTACAGACGAAGCCAATCTTGAGTAATCGTGATGACTACCTGTGTAAGACGCCGCGATCTCATAAACTAACTTATCAAGTTCTTTTGTGGTTACTTCACCTTCAGTTGGTACTGATGTGATAACCTTAATAAAAATCTCGTCTGAGTTTACATTCAAACCTTTTGACGATCGTTTTACTCTGTTGTAAATTTTTTGTGGGTTAAATGAGACTGCCTCACCACCTCTTTTAATTATTTTTAATGACATGTTATAAAATTTAAAAATCGTCTGTGAATGCTATTGTTTCGTTTAACTTCGCTTTTTGATATTCCATCGTTCTTGATTCAAAGAAGTTACCTTTAGTTTCAACCGCAATTTGTTCCATGAACTTGAATGGTTGTTCTACGTTAAATTCTTTACTACAACCCATTTTAACTAGTAATCCATCAACAACAAACTCAAGATATTGTTTCATTAAGTTTGAGTTCATACCGATCAAAGAAACAGGAAGTGATTCAGTAATAAACTCTTTTTCAATCTCAAGAGCCGACAACACAATTTCTTTAATTCGTTTATCGGAAGGTTTATCCTCTAAATGATTATTCAATAAATGAATTGCAAAATCACAATGTAAGTTCTCATCTTTAAAGATAAGTGTGTTAGCGTTACATAAACCTTGCATTATTCCTCTTGATTTCATCCAGAAAATAGAACAGAACGAACCTGAGAAAAAGATACCTTCAACCGCAGCAAACGCAACTAGTCTTTCAGCGAATGATGCGTTGTCAATCCATTCTAATGCCCACTTCGCCTTTTTCTGTACCGCTGGTAATCTATCAATTGCATTAAAACATTCATCCTTCTCTTTTGGATTTGAGATGTATGTATCAATCAATAATGAATACATAAGTGAGTGGATATTTTCCATCGCCAATTGGATTCCATAAAAGAATTTCGCCTCAGGATATTGTACTTCTCGGTAGAAGTTTTCTGCCAAGTTTTCATTCACAATTCCGTCTGATGCCGCGAAGAATGATAATACATTTTTAATAAAGTATTTCTCATTTTCTGTTAATGTTTCCCAATCTCTGATGTCGTTTGTTAAATCCACCTCTTCTGCCGTCCAAAAAGCCGCTTGGTGTTGTTTGTAATATTCCCATATATCATTGTGTTCAATAGGGAAGATGACGAACCGACCAGGATTTTCTACTAGTATTTTTTCCATTTATTCTAAAATTTTTTATTTGTTAATTTGACTGTGTTTCTCTTTGTTTTCTCTTTTCCAAGAGTTCTTTAACTCGTTGTCTTTGTCTTTCTTCTTTTTGTTCTTCAAGACCCAAGAACGTTGTTGTACTTTCAGTATCAATTTCAATCATTGCATTGTCGAATTTACAATTCTCAAATATAACCCCATCATCACCAATTCGGGACTTAGTTATTGCAATGGTTGCCAATTTCATTTCTTTTTGTTGTAATGTCTTAGCCACCGATATGATAACGTGTCCTACTTGTGCCTTTTTAATTGATCCCCCCATTTGATCTGTTGTCACAACCTCTGAAGATATTGATGATCGGTTACCTTGTGTTGCGGTCCAACCAACAAGATTCATCTCGTGACACATTGCTTCAAATGCTCTCATCACTGACCCTTCACTCTTCCATTCATCCCCCAAGTTCTTATCAGGAACCACACAATCAATATAATCTAAAACAATCATATCAACTTTAATTCCGTCAGAAACCATTTTCCTAATTTGATTTTTGATTTGTAACATCGTCATAGTATCTGATGGTAACTTTTTCATAATCAACTTGTTTGGCATTGATTCCTCAATTTCTCTAACTTTAGTTACCACTTCTTCTCTTTTTTCTGACAAATCGTCAGGATGGATTTTAGTCCATAAAGTGAAGTGTTTTCTTTGAATTACCTTTGGGTTGTCCTCAAAAAAGATCTGAAGAACATTGAACCCTAAGTTAAATGCGTGGTTTGCCATCTTAGTTAAAATGGTTGATTTACCCACACCTGTTGGTGCTAAGATAACACCAATTTCTCCTTTTGCCAAACCACCTTTTAATAATCTATCAATACCAGGTATTCCCATTGGGATTGGGTGTCTGTAATCATCTTCAAGAACTTGTTCTAAGTTTGAAAACACGTCTAACATTGATGTATCTTTTGCACCAACTTGCAGTGCCGACTTAACCAATTCCTCAAGGGTATCGTAGTTCTCAAATTCACCTCCATCGATGATCTTTTGAGCTTTACCCATTACCTTTTGGAGTTCTTGTTGTTTACAGAATTTCAAAGCCTTTTCTTGTACGAAACCTACGCCATCGATAGGTGCATCCTTAATTTTCTTAATTGTGTCTAATACAATCTTAGATGCGATCTCTTGTTGGAGTTCTGATTTTGTAATCTGATCAAGGGTTTCAAATGACGGGGTATGGTCGTATTTTACATAATACTCTCTAATCATCTGAATAATGATTTTGAAGTATTTATTTTCAAAATAATTGTTCTCAATCACATCAATAATTGAATGTGAAAAGTCCTTGTCTACGATGATTTGATTTAATAATTGTAATTGAAAAGTATTACCTAAATACTCAAAATTCTTACCTGTCGCCATATAGTTTTTTTCCGTTAGTAAAAATAAATAGTATTAGTTTTTGATAAATTCGGGGTATGCGAAATTAAATTTTCCACCTGAAAAAATGTCAGTAAGGATACCGAGTATGTTTTTTAGTTTTGGGCGTAGGTCTACGGTATATCTGACCTTTGGGGGGTAGGGTTTAGCGTCGAATACTCTCTGACAAATTGTCATATCTCCGAGCTTAATAATTAGGTTAAAATTTTCAGGACCATCTGTGATTGACGTATTTAGAACGTCAGGGTTCTCTGAAATTTCATACTGATTGTCCAACATATAGGTCACAGTTCTCATCTTCAAATCATATTGTAACTCTCTACATAGATTATCAATATAGTCGTAAAACTCTTCTGATTTGTGAGCATTTCTGTTAAAACCTCTCACATTGAAGAATCGTTGAACCACGATGTTGTCATTACACATTAACAAAAATTCAACTTTTGTTATTTCTTGTTCTTTCATAGTTTTTTTTTGTTTTCTACTTTTTGTTTCTAAACTTACTTTTTTCTTTTCTTGTTAACTTAAGAAATGGTTTCAAAAAACTTACCCAAGCGTCGTCACCCTTTGGTAGGTATTTGAAGAATCCGTCTTCCATCATCATTCTAATTAGATTTCTATGTCCTCTTCCGTCGGGATCCATCGACTCAGTATAATATAATCTAACTAATTCTTTGTCTTCATCACTTAAGAGTGGATCATCTAAATCGACAAGTTTTTGGTTGATTACAAAAAATTCATCACCAAAAATACCTTCTTTAGTTTTACCACTTAATAGGTTCTGAAGAGCTACGTTCCCCTTTTCTTCTTTAAGTAAATTAGAACTTATACTCAAAATATAGGGTATTTGTACTATTTCTTCAAGTAGTTCAGGAAATAATTTAATTAAAGTTTTCTCACCAAGATAAAATATCCCGTCAATGTTGTCGGAACTATCACCAGTGAGTATCTTTACGGTTTTAACATTATAGTGGGGAACTTCAATATCATGTAATTTAATCTTGTCCCCCAACTTGTAATATTGTTTTGTGGATGGCGAATAAATTGAGACTTTCTCAGAGATAAGTTGGGTTAAGTCTCTATCACTTGAGAATATGGTTTTTGTCTCATCTAATGACACTTGACAGTAATAAGCTATCAAGTCATCAGCCTCTGAATGTTCTGTCTCCAGTTGTCTCACAAACATCTCCTCGAGGTATTGTCTAACCCTTTGTTTTTGCTCCAAGAAAGCATCTTCTTTTTGTTCTGATTCGGAAGGTCTACGATTCAATTTGTACTTTGGGTAAATCAATCTTCTTTGTGAAGATGAGGTTTTAGAATCCCAAAATACCACAACCTTATCATAGTTGTGTTCTTCCAAGAATTTACGAAGAGTATTCAGAAAGTGCCAAACACCACCAACGTGTTTCCCATTGTGGTAGAAATCTCTAACACCGTGAAACCCAATTTTCAATAAATTATTTCCGTCTACTAATAATGTTTTGGACACTTCCTTTAATCTTAAATGATTTCTACTCAACCTCTTCCTTTTCCGCTTTCAAATCAAAGTCACCATCAACTCCGATTATGTCTTTCCAATAGTCAGCATATTCTTTCTTATACTTTTCTATTGACGCCTTTTCTTCTGTGGTGTCTTTACCCGGTAAGAAACCGTGTGGGGTTACAATAATTTTCCCATCTTCAAAACCAAGCCCATTAATGTGGTTTTTCATAACCGACACTTTTGTTCTTGAAGCAAACTTCACGGTTCTCTTATCTTTTGTTGCCGTGATCTTTGTTGTTCCCGCACCTTTTTGATTACCAAATAAGAATACCAAAGAAGAGTTTAACCAAATTGCTTCACCACCTTTTGCTTTGATCTTAGGTTGACCAAATGGATTGTCAGGTAATTCTACCCAAGGCTGATTAACAATGATTAAGGTATTTTCATATTTAGAATCCGCTTTACGAGATCCTGAAATACGTTGGTTGATACCCATACCAATTTTGTCCGCCAAGGTAGAAGCGTTGTGTTGTTTACCCCCTTTACCTTCGTAAGTCATTTTACAAGGAACTGATCCAACTGAATCCCACATAATACAAAGCGAATAATCTAATTCACCTTTTTCTTGTGCGTCCAATAGTCCATTAATGTAATCTGTAATTTGTTCAATATAACTGAAGTTGTTATTAAACAAGAAGAATCCGTCCCAAGTTAATTCACCCGTTTCTTCATCAACTACTTCCTCACATTCAAACCCCATTATTTTTGAGTGTTCAAAAGACCATTTTTGTTCGGTAATAATGAAAACAGGAAGTATTTCTTTCTTTTGAGCATCGACCGCAGTTTTAATAAGTGCTGTTGTTTTACCTGTATCGGAGTGACCCAATAACATATTAAGGTGTCCAATTGCGGGGCCAGGTAAACCTACCGCATCCAAGAATTCGGAACCAAGATCAAAAAATCTTTGTGGTTTATATTTTGCGTCTGAAGAGAATTTTTTCTTCAACGCACTAAAATCGTTTTTTTTCAGTGCCATATTTTTTGTTTTTCTATATAAAATATAAACAAAAAAACGGGAACAATAAACTGCTCCCGTTCATATAATTTGTTAATAAATTAGAATGGTAGATCTTCATCAGTCTCATCCTCAATCTGCGGGTCAGCAACCTCATTGATTGATTTTGGTACCGGTGTTCCTCCCATAGAAACTTCTGAAGTTTCGTTGTTAGAATAAACATACCCACCTTTTTCAGAGTCCCAACGTGGAGTTTCACCACGAGCGATTGCCTCAAGATATTCAACTGCTTTTTTAGAATATACATCCTCCCAAGTCAATTCATCACCAACCCACTCTGACATCTGTGTTTCGTCTTCTGAAATTGGGGATGGGTCATCATACATTACAGTTTGGATTACTGTGTAGAATGCTCCTTTTGGGGTTTTTGCTTTAGTTAACTCAAGGATCAAGTCACGTCCTTTATCAGGATCGGTTACATCTCCTTTAGCTTTCCAAATTGGAATAATTTTATCAAGGATTCCTTCTTGTTTGTAATTGTGTTTAAATCTCCAAAATTTAACACCATCTTGTTCGTTGTCACGATCAATAACTTTTACGATATAAAATTTACGTGATCTGTATTGTGTTGCCAATTGTTTGTCTGCCTCTTTACCTGTTGACATAAGTTCTTCATAAACTTCAGTCAAAGGTGAACGCTCATTGTCGTTTTTTCCTGGATCATAAAATTTTTGCCATTTACCGTCCACATTAATCTCGTGAAACCATACTTCTTTGAACGGTGAAGATCCGTCTGTTGTAGGAAGAATACGTACTCGTTTCTGTCCTTGTTTTTCGTTGTCTTTTAAGATTGCCGCGAAATATTTTTTCATTCGGTCTTCAGAAGACATTTTTGAGCCGCTATTAGTGCTGCTCTGTGTTGATTGTTCGTACTGTGCAAGTACTGCGTCTAAAACATTTGTCGCCATGTGTAAATAAAAATTAAAGGTTTATGTTAAAATTATAGTTGTATAAAAAGTTATAGTCAAATAGTGTCGCCAAAAAAAGTTTAAGGTCGAGATTTTCGACCTTAAAACTTATGAATTATATCTGTTTAATAAAATGTCGTCTTCGTCTTCCATTGGTTCGTTGAATGTTTGTTCAATTTCGGATGGACTAAAGTTTTCTACGTCGTCTCTTGTTAGAACGTACTCATTCTTACCTGTTTTTTCCATTTCATCTTCTTTATCTTTAAAGAAGTCAGCCAAATTTTGTTTAAATGGACCAGAATCAAGTGATCTTAATTCTAATTTTTCTTGAGCCGTTTTAGGTCTATATTTTTCAATCTTAGTTTCTAAACTATCTAACTTAGAAACTAGACTATCCATTTCAGATAATTTATCTTCCATATTTTTAATCTGATTAAACAAGTTTTCAAAATATTCTTCTTGTTTATCAGACATAGTTTTTTGAGTATCAACTAAGTCAGTAATATCTAACTCCTCAGTTTCACCCTCACCTTCATCACCAACTACCTCAACATCAGGATCTGTCGCAACATCAACAGGTATTGCCTCACCTTCAGGTGCTACTGGTGGTGCCGGTGCCGCAGGATCTACAGGTGCTGCAGGATCTACAGGTGCCGCTGCCGGATCTTCAGGTAATGGTGGAACAGCACCAGCCGCAGGATCCAGCGCCGGATCGGCAGGTACTTCTTGTTCCATTATGTACTTGTTAATTGAGTTATATCTTGATATTTCTTTTAATATTTTTTGATCTAAAGTCATTTTATCCGTTTAATAATGTTTTTATACCTCTATTGGTTTCTACTTGTATTTTTTTAAATGTTTTCATTGTGTTGTCAACTCTTTCAATTAGACCGTCTTTCATTCTAACTGTATAACAATCACCAGTGTCAAGGTCACAAACTTGTTTTGTGCCATCACCCATATCTTTTTCAGAAACTCTTGTATTTTTACCCAAGTAGTTATCTAATATTAATTTTGTGTTCATAGTTGTTTTTTATTATAAATATCAATTAGTTGTGAAAGTTTGTATTGATTGGTAAACATCGTTTGCTTTCTTAAATTCTGCCTCAATTAACTGTATTTGATTTGTTTCAACCAAACTATCGTAAACATTGAGTGGTTGATTAATTGGGTAATTAAGAACGTATTGTTTTGATAAAGCCTTAACAACCGTTAATCCTGATTTAGCATCCGATTGTATACTACCTAATATGTTAACAATTCGATTAAATGCGAACTCAATAAAACTTCTAAATGAAGTAAAACTAGCAACAGGTAAATTTTTATCATTACCTCTTTTCACGCAGTAAAATTTCTTATTAATATAGGTAGCAAAAGAAGGCCCATAAAATTCTTTTAAATTAATTGTTGAGTAATTATTTTCATAACCTGTTATTTTTGATGAATTACCGGTATCAACATATATAAATGTAAATAATATTACCGCATATTGTTGGAATGTAGTACCTGTAATATCACCAACATTATTACTTTTTAAGACATCCACAATTGTATTAAACAATTCTTTTGTTGTTTGACTTGTTTCGGTAGGATTATCAATTGCAGTATATTGGAAATAGTTAGGATTAACGTTAGTTTGACAATCCTGATTCTTGGTTAATGTTTCTTGTGATTGAATATTTGCTAAAACATTATTTCTTTGGAATTGTATATTGTCGGACCCTTCTCTTAATTTTGTTTCTCTTTCTTGAATTTTACTTTGGATTGTAGACAAAATCTGCACATTCAATGTTTGTACAAAATTGTCAATTCGTGGTAAACTATAGAATGGTTGTCTTGTTCCCTCAAAATGTGTTTCAAATCCATTCTCACTTACACTATGACTTACCTTAGTAATCATGTAGGGTCCGGAGAACATTGGTATATTTCTAATATTAAAATACATCATAGGTTGTATTAAAGCATCCCCCATCATATCAACAGAACAAGTATAACTTCTATTTTTATATAAGTTATAAAGTGAAACTGATTGTGTTGTGGATCTTCTGTTCTGACCTAAGTTCGCCATTTGGTTTAACATTTCAAGTGACTCTGATGTTGGTTTACCCGGATCTTGAGCAACACTAAAAGATTTAAAGATTTGTTGGTTTTGTCTTGTCATATCAACATTAAATCCAACAACTTTATTTGATTTAGCCCAATCTTGTTTATCAATTTGGTTTTCAATAAGAGGATTATCACTTGCCCTTCTTAAGTCAAACGCATCATCTCTATATCTATAATCAATATTATCTTTCATATCCAAGTGTTCACTTGGTTTATTAGCATAATAACAAAGGAACTTCGGTGAACTATTTCTATAATCAACGTTAAGGAACGTACCAAATAATGTGTTACCAAACTCTAAACTTCCGTCAGGTCTTGGTGTTGGGTTCTTCTGAGCATCTTGTACATTATAGAAATTAACGTATGCCGGTAACATAAAGTGTTGGAAATTATTCTGAACCAATATTGTTGTTACCATATCAAGTAGGGTGTTCTTATATTGAGCGCCATCTATTAGATCCATTATTTGGAATATGTCCACTAAGACTTTATCTCCAACGTTTCGACTGGCTCTATCAACCAACATCACGTCCTCAAATAGTGTTTTACTTTCGAAATCAAATCCTGCGATCCAACTATCGTTTAAAGCTTTAAATGTTTCCCAAAGTTCAGTTCTTGTTTGTTCTGTAAAACCAGCTTCTAAAGGAGCTCTGTTCGCGGCGTCATCACCTGTAATGAATACATTTGGTAATTGTTTTCTAACTGACGGTAACATTACATTCAATACATTATTAATGTAGTTGTCCGACTCAGTTATATAATCATCCATTAAACCATAAAAAGTAGTAAGATTCAAATTGGGGTTCGCTAACTTTTGAGTTGCATATATTTTAATAAGTGGTGCAAATTCTTCAACGTTCTTTTCATTAAATAAAACATTTAAGTCAACAAAGAAGTCCGTAATGTATGATCCATTATCAGTATAAACCAATTTTGGTATACTTGATTTACCAACATAAAATTCTAACGCTTCCCAAGTTTTTGGATTTTGTTGTTTAGATTGAGCCAATGTTACCCCACCACCTTGTGTTGGTAAAGAACCAGGGAAATACGAACCATAAATAATTGGGTCTTCAATAAATCTAGTTGAGAATGTATAAAACAATCTTTTATTAAACTCTGATGGATTACCGTATTTAAACACAACATCATAATTCATAAAAGATGATAAGATGTTTTGGAACGTTTCATTTTGATTGGTTATCAAACTTGACAATTTTGTTTCTGGCGACGTACCCGTTGGTACACTAACCTTAAATAATTGTCTTGCTAGTGTTTGGAAGTTCTTAAATGTTTGTTCACTCAACTCACTTTCAATTGTGTCATTCACAG